TAATAGCTCCAGATAAGTAAACAGATTCATGTAGTGTAGAACTATCTGCATATACAAGATTTAGGGTGCCTGTCATTATTTTATCCAATCTTGTTTTTAAGGCATCCGATTCCTGCCCTAACGAATACCCAACATTAGCAGCAAGCCATTTATTTGTATTGTTTTCTGTGTCTGTAGTGGCTTTGTCTGCTGTGTTGACCTTTCCGGCTACGGCTGTAGCGAGTGAAGCTAATTTATACTTAATTAAAGCAATAATTGAGGAAATCCTACTACCACTGGATATAGTTCCATCTGCGACGGCATCGGTAAATGTTACATTGCTATCCTTAATATCTGCAATATGTAAATCCTGCAAATAATCCCTTGCCCACAACTCTGACTTAGCAACCGCTGTAAATGCTGGTTGCCCTGTACTAAGTGTAAATACATTGGTTATACCTTTGTAGCTTGTTAGGTATACTGGGTAGGTTGCTGTGGTTACGTCTGGGATGGTTAGGGTCTTTTCTATATGTGGTTCATAAGTGGTTGATGTTGTGCCTAGTTCTAGCTGTGGTTTTATTACAAAATTACTTAATGTTATTCCAGCTCCAATTCTTACACCTATGTATTTCGCACCTGTTATAGATGTTGCCCCGGATTTATTTACCGCATTCATTTCCAGATTATATATAACATTGCTTCCTCCAGAATCTGAACTTAATCTTATAAATACATTATTACCTATAACCGGATTATTGGCACTTAAAACATAAGTCCCACTTTGCGGTAAGTTTATGGGCACCATAAAAATAGAAAGTGCTGTTGCCGTTCCGTTTATTGTTATAGTTCCATCTTCGGCGACGCTTACAACCAATCCATTAGCAGATGTACTATTTAGCTTTGAAGCAAAGTTTTTATTTGTAGCCACCACCGTAACACTACCCGTACCACCCATAGCTGTTATGGCTATTTGAGCATCGTCTGCGTCGGTGAATTGGACACTTGTGCCGGTTGCTGTAGCTTTATCTTTGTACTGGTTCGCCCACATTGCTCCGTCGGTTTTTATAGATACATTTCCGTTTCCCTGTACATTGCCCGGTGTTGTTTCTGTGGCAATAGGATCTGTTGTAACTGTTCCAATGTTTACCCATGTCGCGCCATTATATCTCCATCGTATTTTAGTGTCATTAGCTACGGTTGTCCATCCGATTTCAGGCACAGGATAGGTAGTGGAAATTGCAACATAATTAGCTACATTCGGCTTATAAATCAACAATGTCTCATTAATAATTTCCTGTGCTGCATTATTAGCATTATCTATGGCCTCATTAGCATCCTGTATTTTTTCTTCTAATACAGCAAGTGTATTAAGGACTGTTAGCCATTCATCTGTGCTCTCTATACCACTATCATCATGGACGTTTTCAATTATTTTGATTCCGCAAGTAGTACTTGTTACCGTTTCTCCACCATTAAAAAGAATAATTTCAAGGGCACCATTTCCAGGATAAGCCTGCATTTGATCTGTTATATCAAAGATAACTGTATTACCATCAATGACACCATCGTTCTCGGTATCATTTAGGACTTTCTTTTTATCCGGCTTCAACATCCTGATTTTTGCTGTAGTTCCTGTTGGTATGGTAAAGAGTTTTTTATCTCTACCAATAAAAGACACCTTTACTTTCATGGAACCAATAAATCCCTGTTTAATGGATATAATCTGACTTAGGTCATAGGTATCGATTCCCAGAACAATTTTTTTAGGTTCTAGATTAAACCCCATCTTTAACACCTGCCTTTGCAAGTAGGATTATCATTTCTTTTTCTTCTGGTTTAATCCATCCTTTTGTTACAGCAGCATTAAGGGTAATTTCATCAATTCTTTTATTCAGAAATTCTTCTAATAATATCTTGTACATTAAATTACCCCCAATCCGGTTAATGTTAGTTTTCTTGCTGTGTCTTCTAATGCCAGTAAACGATCTTCTATTGTATTTCCCGGAGTATTATTACTAATAAACTCATCTGACAATATCATTATTTCATCTTCTGGTATTGTGTACCCTTCTGGCTTTTGCCTCGGTGTAACATGAAATGTAATGCTATTGATAGTTTTACCCGTACCGGAATCTACTGAATATAAGTAAACAGTTAAATCACCGTCATACTGTAGCACAGAATTCGGTACTGCAGTTGTAATATTTCCAGTATCAGGATCGACATCTGGTATTTTAACAATAGCCTCCATTCCTTTTCGTGCAAAATGGATTTGTGGTTCTCCCGGTATATCAATACTTTGGAATTGTATTTCCTGATTGTAATCATATTGTGTAAACGCTCTGCTGTTGTACGTTACATTTCCATCAGAGAATATAACCGTTATCATGATATTTCACTCCCTTCTTTTATATTGCTGCCATGACAAAACATAACAGTTCCTCATACCGTAATCCAAGCTGTGTGATCTCAACCACACCCTTATCATCATGGTTATACTGTTTACCATTTTTTTTATATTGGCTACCATCTTTCTCATACCAAGTATTTTTACACACTACGGAATATTGATAAGGGTCTAAACCTACACTTTCAAAAGCAGTAATTACATCTTGTGCTATTAATCCTATATGGATTCTTGCGTATTCGCCTTTAGCCTTAACAGCGTCCTTAAACTTAAATGTTCTAAAGAGTTTTTTTATCTTCTTTGCAGCTCGTTTTTCTGTCCTTGAAAGTTTTTTTATCTGCTCCTTCGTATTCCTATCAGAGGTATTAATTGTCCCTGTAGAGGCATACACGACGTCCCATTTATTACTTGGGCTACCATTTGCCATCACTCCATTATTGGTAGGAGAAAAGCAAGGAGTGCCGTTTAAGAATTTCGCTACATCTACGCCATATTGTGTCTGAGATGAATTATGTATTTCCGTATGAAAATGGCTTGTCAATGAATAACCTGCAAGCCTTGTAGTAAGTGCTGAATTTGACACATACGTACTACTAATATCAGAAGTCTTTGCATATGGTCCTAATGTTGAGGTGAGAACTTCTGTTGTAATATAATCATCTAATTCTGAGCTTAGGGCATAATCCCCCAAGATTCCCTCCAACTGGTCAAGGGTCACATACCCAATATCAGGAATTACCATTCCATAAAGAATTTTACCAAGCACTATATAAGTTTCAGCCATTGGTATCATTAATACCGTGTCATCCACTGTAGGAGTGTAACTTGCCAGGTAGCTGTATTCTTTTTCAGACGGTGATTCCTCACCGTAAAACTGAATCTTAACCGTACCTGTCTCAAATAATTCTGTTACCGTAGCTAGCTTAAGACCTTTTTCATCTGTACTTTGATTAATAGCAATCAAATCAACCGCTTCTACCATAATTCAATCACCTTCTTTACTTTATGTACCATGTTTCCATTGCCAGATGCGTTTATACTCCATGAGGTTTCTATAACTTTTTCTGTGACCTCTAAATTGTGATTGCGAAACAATAAACAATCGTTAAACATATGATTAGGCATCGGAAGAGTATTAAAATCATACCCTCCATATACCAAGCTTAATTGTTCTGCTTCTTTTCTGGTGTAATCATCAAGTGTCGCCTGATCTGCAATGTCTGTTATAGATTTAATGTCTGTTATAATTCTTCCCCGGCTGATTGTTGATAATTTATTACTGGCCTGTTCATTAAGAAACGTCGATATGAGATATCCTGTCTCTGGATTTTCTACATATCGAACGAATTTATTAGGGATATTAAATGTATCAAGTGTCTCATTAGCACCGTAATATGTTACACTCTGGTCATCCGTAGCATATTCGTATTCATAGGTTCGCTCTTTTCCGGTAATGTATTTCGTAACCATACAAGTACCATGGAAGTTAAACCATACAGAATTATAGTTAATAGCATTTAACAGGCTATTGATAATCTCTAACTTAGATGTACCTATCTCATATTCCTTGTCCACGCTTAACTCTAACTCTGATTCCTGTATACTAATATCCTGTATTCCTGTTGAAAGTATTAATTCCCTGACAACGACTGTATATGGAGTTCCTTTAATTATTAAATATCGGTTGTCTACTTTATCCTCTCTCAGGATAACCCCTTTATCATACGCTTCTATATTGCGGTATACATTGCCCTTATTTTCGGCTCTGTTTGGACTGTTAAGCAAATATATACCTTGCTCCCATTTGATCCATTCTGAGCCAATTTTGAGGCAGAAAACAGGCTTGATTCTTTCCGAAAAGAAATCTATATCTTTTAAATTTCTTTCTGATAATTGAAAACTTGCAGCCCCTTTTATTTCTGCCTCACTATCCAGCCCATAGGATCCGGTAATTTCATCGATGGTACCTAATTTAAGATCATTTTTATCCAGTAATTCGTATTCCCATCTTACGGTACGATTGGAGTGTAGAGCCTTTTTAACTTGTTCTTGTGTATAACCTTGAATACCAAGCTGCTGCATGTCTATTCCTCCAATCGCGTTATTGTAAAGGTGACAACGTAATAGTTTAATTCTGATTCAGAAAATTGTATGCTGTTAACATTGACTGGGTATTGATAACCCTTATTGTTACGATAATACAATGAATCCTTTTCTAACATTTCTTTTATACTGTCAAACTCTGAGATTTTTATAGCATACTCATGAGTTTCAACATAGCTTTTAAAGGTTGTAGACTGTACTAAAGGGTATACCCTTCCATTAAGCTGCACCAGGTACTGATCTTTTCCCAATGCTATAGATGGCCTTTTGTCTGCATTAAGGGTTTTCCATAGGTTTATGTAATTAGTCCCATCATTCAGCAAAATACCGTTAAAATCTAGGTTTACCGTAATAACATCTGAATCATTGTATCCAATGCCGTTCACTGCCCTAACATAGTACTGATTACCGCCATTTCCTGCGAATATGTCGTTGTAAGTATTGGTGTACAATGTGGCTATAAGAGAAAAAACAGTTTCCTTGGGTCCTTTTCTGTATATTAAGTTACTTGCTGTCGTAGAGGAAACAAGTAACGATATCGAATAGTTTTCTGCTGGGGCTCCGTATATAGTTGGCTTTTGTGGTCTGGTAAAAGAAACTGAGAAATTATAACTTGTTTCATCACTCCATAGATTATAGATATTACTAACGGATAGCCTTACTGTATAACTACCAATATCAATAAAATCTGGGATGGTATAGGCATTTGCATCTGCAATCTGTTCTCCACTGTCATGTATAAGGTTAATTCCTTGATACAGCTTTAGCCTAAATAAATTCTGTCCGGCACTCTGCCAAGTAATTACCGGATGCATACTATTGGTTACATTTGTGATTACAGGTATTTCAGGCTTTCCAATGCTGTAAAAATTCTGCCAATCTGTCCAGGGTGAAAGCTCATTAAACGGATTGTAACATCTTACACGCCAGCTATAATCTCCACCTCCTATAGTGCTTTTAGGAAGAATATATATTGTTGTAGAAGAAGTTACGCTAATACTGACGGCTGCTTCATTTCCTTTTTTATATTCCAAGTCAAACTTAGCTTGCGAATAACCAAACTCATCCATGAATCTCCACCGAAAATATATATCATCGCTACTATTCATGGTTGTATCTACTGGGCTTATTGGGTATGGAGTAGAAGGAACAGTTGAACCGATAGTAAATGATGCCGTTTCACTCCATGGTGATAATGCATCTACCGTATCAGTGATTCTCACTCTCCATGATACCGTTTGTCCATTTGTAAATACGTTTGCAGGTATGGTATAGCTGTTTACTGTACCGCCTGTACCAGTTGTATAAGAAGAAAAACCATTAGTGCTATACTGAACTTCAAAAGTCTTTTGTGTGCTGGTATTTTGCCAATTAAGCTTAATTTCTCCCAGTCTATTTCTTACAGTATTGTTAGGCACTAAACTTGTAGGGGCTACCGCTGCAGGATCTTCATATGTCACCACGATGTTGGGTACATAAACACCTTCTCTGGAAGAAATGTTTGCATGGCAGAATATCATCTTTGCGTTTTCTGGCAAATAGTTTGAATCCGCTCTTATACCCACATAAAGCTTATTATCAACTATCTTAAACCCATTTATAGGCATATAAACAACGGAACCAACTGATCCCGTTATATTCAGAGAGCTATCTTGTCCCAATGCATTAATCGTTATAATGTTTTCTGGACTGCTCCCATTTCTTACGCCATTATATGTTAGTGTCGTTTCGATGTCTGCAAAGTTGATACCAGTTACACTTCTTGCCCGTATAACCCACGGGTATGAGGTATTATTTTCTAAGTGTGCATAGTTAGAATCATATGCTTGGAAATTGTTAACTCGAAAGAATAAGGCGATATTAGTTATTATCTTATCAGACGGAATACTGGAAAGGTCAAAAGCCATGATATCCATCGCATTACCGTATCCGGGCAGGGCAATTCTTAGAGGGTTCGTGCTACCAAAATTAGCATTCCCATTGCTATTATTGTTAAATCCAGATAGCAGTATAGTATCTGCTGTACATTGTATGGTTGTATTATGGACGGCCATTGATTACCCTCCCTTGCCTAGATACTTGTTTTAAGCTATTCATAACGCTAATAACTTTTTGTATTTCATCAATATCAGATGCATTTATGGTCATGTTGACATTAAAGGTGTTACCATATTCTTCTCTAACTTGTGCATTGCTTTTGATTGTTGTTCCGGGTGGAAACTCTGCTATTTCTGGTCCATTTTCTCCAACCCATGTCTTACCACCAGGAAAATTATTAGTTCCAGATGCGAACGCTCTGCCAGCACCAGAATTTGTATATTCAGGAGCATAATATGTATTGCCATAGAGTTCTGAACGTTTCTTAACTATGTTGTTAGCAGCGTCTGTAGCACCATTTAGAGCCTTATTGGAACTGTCAACCAATCCAGTAACAGATTCTTTAACCTCGTTCATGGCTGATTTTATACCAGATGCACGTCCAACTATTAAACCAATAGCAACTGCAACCGCTAAAAGTATTAATAAAATCGGTCCCATTCCTACCGCTGCAACTAATCCAGTTGCACCTACTGCAGTATTTGAAACTGCTAATAACGTATTAGCCATAGTCATACCACTGGCAGCCATAGCAACTGTTCCGATTACTGCTGCCAATCCACCAAGTACTATTCCTGCCACCAAAACAGGTGTTGGTACTGCCGTTATTATATCCGCAAATGTTTGAAATACTGGTATCATTATTTCGCCTAGCTGGGCTGATACTGCTTTAAATTTACTGTTTGCTCTTTCCATAGAATCATCCATCGCGTTATAGGATACTATGGTTTCATTGTCTATGACATATCCCATTTCATGTGCTTCGCTAGTGAGCTTTTTTATTCCGTCGCTACCTTCAAGGATTAGATTGTTTAAATCCATGGCTGACCTACCAAATATGGACATTGATAAAGCATTTTTTTCTGTCTCATTTTTCACTTTACCCAGTGCATCTATGACATTATAAAACACAGATTCTCCATCCCTCAATTGACCATTAGATTCTGTTATTCTAACTCGCAACTTATTAAATGCTTCTGCTGCGTCACCCGTTCCACTTCTGGCACTGTCCATGCTTCTAGTCATCTTTGCAATACTGCTACCAATATCTTCTGCTGAAATTTCCAGAAACTCTGCAGCATAATTGAACTCTTGTATTTTGTCCGTACTTAGCCCTGTCTTATGTGATAGTTCGTCTATTTCACCTGCTGCTTCTGCTGAGCTTAATGTTATCTTTGCAAGGGTTGTTACCATTGTACCTATTGTAAGGATTGCCACTCCTGCAGCCTCGCTAATACCATCAAATTTACTCGCTAGTGCTTCAACTGCTGGATTTACATCAATACCCAAAGAACCAGCTAATCCCCTAATGGTATCTCCAAAGCTTCTTGTACTGGTTTCGCTATCTACTATCTTTTGCTTGTTTTCATTCAGTTCGTTGTTAAGTCGTTCAAGTGCTGTCTCGTTTTGAAGATAAGCCGAATATAATGCATCTAATTGCTGCTCATTCTTTTCTCCACTGTCTTTGGCATCCTCATAGGCTTTTCTTGATATTTCAAGCTTTTGTGACTGTAGTGTTATCTTTTCTGATAAAAGACCGCTTTTACTGGATAATTGCTCTGTTTCATTGGCAAATGACTTTGTCTTTTCAGTTGCAAGGTCAAATTCCTGTTGTAATAACTGTATCTTTCTATCAACTTCTGACATTGCGATTTTATCAAGTTTCTCCTGATTGGATGCAAGTTCATTATTCAGCTTTTCAAGTGCAGTTCTTTCCTTAAGTAAAGCCTTATCAGCATCATCAGCCTTTTTCCCGAACTTATCTTGTGAAGCCATAACTTCATTATATTTCTTTTTAGCCTCTTCTACCTTTAGACTTTGGAGTGATATTTTTTGAGATAACTGATCCTGTTTTAAGCCTAGCTTTTCTGTTTCGGTTCCATATTGTTGGGCAATCTCTGAGGCTAATTTAAACTCTTGGTCTAGCAGTGTCATTTTTCTATTAACAGCACTTATTCCACCATCAAATTCAGAATAATCCAAACCAAGAACTATAGTTTTTTTATTAGATGCCAATTATCCTCCCCACCCTTCTATTTCTTTCAGACTTTTTACTTCTCTTACGGTTTCTTTTGGTGAAAAATATTTCGATTGATAAGGCTCGTTGTTCATAGCTTTGGTCTCAAGCATTTTCTTGTCTATAAACATATCAATTACCGACATAATCTTAACAAGTTTACTATTCCAAAACTCTGTTTCACTTCTGTTCATTTCAATACAATATAAATAAAATAGGTAAGCCAGTTCATAAGGATCATCAGAATTTAATTCACTGTTTCCTTCAGTAGCTCCATTAAAATTTTTTTTTGCGCTTCTTCGCTAGTATCTACTCCATTACTCTCTTGAAACTCTTTTACGATTTCATTTATACTTACCGGCTTCATATTGCAAGTTAATTCTCTTGCTTTTTCTATAGTAATCTCATTGCCGGCTGCCTTTGCTGTAAGATAAACAATCTTTGCGCAATACTCTGGAACTGATTTACATTTGAAAAATCCTGTTGCCCCACCGATTGACTTATCATTAATGAAAGACAACGCCCTGACATTGAATGCCAGGGCTAATGTAGTGCCATCATTAAATTGTAAATCCATTTCAGTTGCTTCTTCTACATTAAGAGTTTTCTTCATAATCAATCCCCTTCCGTATCTGTAACCAGCGTACCGCCTGGTATGGTGTCCAGAAATGCATCAGCAGCTGAACTGGTAAAGGTTGAATTAGCAGTATCACCGAATGATCTCAGTCGTTTATCAAGTGCTCTCTGTACCAGTCCGATAGTAATGGAATCAGTTGAAAAGTTAATATTATCAGTTGACTGCTGCGTAGTCTGTGCGCTTCGTCTAGGCTTGCCCATGAAGAACCAGCACAATTCTCTGTTATCTCCGGTTTCCTCTAACTCAACACCAATTGCGATATCCTTCGGCTGTGTTCCAATCACTTCATTCATAATACCGCTTGCATATTCATCTCCGTAAATTTCTGCTCTTACTTCTATAAATACTTTATTCATATCGATAACCAGCTCACCGCCAGTTAACCGGCTTATATCTTCTTCTTTTGCACCAGCTCCATATAAT